TCTGCAACCTTGCGACTTCGGCCTCTGTCTTACCGACTGCATCCGCATATGCATATAACTCCACCGTGCTCATTCCGCCGGTGTCGACCCCTCGCAGCGACTGTTGTTTCTGTTTGGCGCGACCGAGCCGCTGCTCGTCCGAAAATCCGCGCGCCGTCTCCATTCCCGTGCCTAGCTCAAGCAAGCCCGCACCGACCTTGCCAATCGCCCTCATGCCGCTCGAAAGGGTCGCCGCGAAACTGTTCCAGGCATCGGTGGCCGAGCCGACATACTGCATCTGCTTTTGGACGGAAACATTGAGACCATCCATCATCGCCTTCTGCGCACCCTGCATGTCGCCTGCGGCTTGCAGCGAGCGAATGTTGTTCAGCATCGCGGCATCGAGGAAATTCAGTTGCTTGTGCAGATCTTGCGCACCCTTGGACGGATCGAGAAGCGCTGCAGCCATCGTCTTCGTCGCGTCCGGTATCTCAAGCTGCATAACCCGCGCGAAGTCTCTGGTCAGCTCGGTCGCGGAACGAATATTTGCTTCATGGATCTTGCCGGTCGCGGCAAATGCCGTTGCCGTCTCCGTCGCCTGGCCTGTGGACATCCCGCCGCCTGCGGTCTGCTCCGCGATGCGATTGATGTCACCGCGCGAGACGCCCGATGCGCGGCCGGTGGCAGACAACGCCCGCTCGATGTCCTTCTGCGCCGAGGCAAAACTCTGTCCCAGATAGAGTGCGCTTGCCGCGATGGCGGCGATGCCGGTCACAACGCCAGCAGTCGATGCGACGAACCGCCCGGCCCAGCCGATGGCTGAACTGAAGACACTGCCGATCGACTTGCCCGACGAGATGAACACATCGGCGATCTGCGAACCCTGTTGCACCAGCACCATGAACGGCGATTGTCCGGACGCGAGCGATACGCCCACGTCCTGCGCCTGGCGGCCGAGGTTGATCAGCTCGTGGCGGGCAAGGCCGGCCCCCTTGGCGGCCTGTTCGCCGCCCTTGCCCACTTCGTTAAAACGCTGGGCAACCCGCGCAAGATGTTCATTTGCCTGCTGCTGGGTTGCAATACCTTGCTCAACCGCCTTGTTCGCCAATGTCGTCTCGCGCGCGATGTTCGCCTGTGCCCGCGCCGCCTCATCGAACCTGAGCGTCGCCCGCTTCCACTTGTCTTCAAGCGACAGAGCACCCTTGGAAGACTGTTCTGAAACGACGCCGAGCTGTTGCGTCGATTGCACGAGGCTATCAACTTGCTTCTTTGCCTGGTCGACGCCTTCGGTCTTGGCGGTGACGGTCAGGCCAGCGACAGTCTCGTTCATTTTCATTTGTTCACCGCCGCTTCGCCTTGAACCGATTGTCGATCCTGCGCATGACACGCTTGACGCCTTCGGCATCCGTCGCCTTGGCGGCATCGGCCAGCTTCGGCTCATCGCCCTTGCGGGCATTCAGCATTGCCGCATAGGCGTCATCAACCCTGCGGATGACCGCGTATGCGCGATCATATTCGAGGCCGGTCAGTTCCATTTCGTCGCGCAGGTATTCGCGGATCTTCGATACCGGGATCGGGCCGAGCACATTGCCAAATTGCCGTTCCGTCCCGAGTTCCCAGAACGCATTCCACAGCCAGGCCAAGTGCGGTTCGATCTCCGGGCGATCATAGAATGCGTCCGGTGCGTTCCGTCCGCGCTCGGCCATAAATTCCCAATGCTTGATCTGCCCGCCCCACTTGTGCTGCCACCGTAAGGCGTCGATCAGTTTTTTGCGTCGTCCTCAATCTCGGCCTTGCCCTGCTCTGCAACGACGTTGGCGGCCCAGGAACAGGCCCAGACGAATGACTCGAATTCCGGATTGGTGAGATACTTATTCGCTGCCTCTTTCGAATACAGTTCCGGGGTGCCGTCACCGTTCTCCATGTTGCGCCAGTCGAGCAGCGATGTATCGCGGATCAGGATGCTCGTGATGCGCAACAGGTCTTCCGGCTCCAGTGTGCCGTTGAGCCTGCGCTGGCGCGGAATGGCTTGTCGTAATTTGTTATCAAGCCGTGCCCAATCCTTGTTGCCGCTGCCGCGCACCTTCAGCTCGAGATCGCCGAACCCTGGGATCTCCGTTACCCATGCGCCTTCCTCGCGTTTCCTGAGATCGATCTTGCTATCGCTTAATTTCATGACACCCTTTGTGATTTGTTGCGCCAAAAGAAAACAGGCGGCATTGCTGCCGCCCGTCTGTCGTGTTGCCGCGAGGCGCGTTAAGCGGTCGCCGCTGCACGCTCCTGCTGCGCCTGTCCGCCTGGCCCACCACGCGCCATGAGCACGCCGGCCGCGGCAGGGTCGACCGTCTGCGGTGAGTTCACCCAAATGTTGAACGCCCAGCGCATTACGTTGTCATTGGTGCCGACGCGCAGTTCCTGCGACCCCACCAACCCGCGGAAATATTTGATGGTAGGGGTGCCGGAAGGCGGTGGCGCATCCGGCAGTTCCATCTTGAAGGCATAGTTGTCGTTGGTCTCCTCTGCATCCATCATTGCTTGTTGCCCTGGATCAGCCGGCGCCGTGTAAAGGCAAATCACATTCATCGTCCCGCCATTGCGCGCGCCTTTGGCTTTGCGGATGCGTCCGTCGCCGAGTGCTGCGGCGGTGACCTCGTTCGAAACGTCGCCGACGTTGCCGAGATCCTCGACCTCGGCCACCTCTGTCCAGGTCAGAGCCTCATATTCCAGCAGCGTGTCGGTGGTTGACACAACGGCCGCCGTGCTGATGTAGAATTTAGTACCCGATGCAGTGTAGATGTCGCCAGCCATGGCGCATCTCCTTTTGAGAATGGGCGCCTCGCGACGCGCCTGAAGCTGCCGCCCATGCAGCGGGAAAAGAAAAACCCGCCAGTGGACGCCTGGCGGGTGATCGAACTTGGTTGGGGGTTAAGTTTCAGTCAGTCGTCGTCGTAGAACTGGTAACGATACGGGACGATCACGCTCAACGAGAACCAGTTGCCGTCATTGGTGACGTCGTTGACGATCGGCGGGGATGGCGTGAACGTCTCGATCTCGTGGAACTTGCGGTCGCGGAAGATAGCGGCCAGGTCGTCGGCGAGGCCGAGCGCGGCGTCCATCTCGACGCTGCGGCGAACGTTGAGAACGAACCGCGCCGCACCCTCCTCGAAGTAGTGCCGCCCGAGCACCGGCTTGCTGCCGTTCACCACCGGGTATTGCAGCACGACCCAGGCATCGATCCCCGGCGGTTGGCTCGACAGGATCGCCGGATAGAGCGGCGGATCGTTCAGCGTGTGCTCGTAGTACCGCGCCTGAAACGCAGCCTCGACCGCGGCGGATGGCATTAGCGCAGCCTCACGATGATCGCCGGATTGCGCACCTCGGAACGGTCCCCGACCTTGCCGCCGATGATCGCACCCCCGATTGCAGTCCGGTAAGAGAACGTGATCTTCGCGACATTGCCGAACCTGCGTTGCGCGAGCGTGGCGACCGCCTGGTACACGCCATCCGGCGCCTGCGGCGAACTGGGCGCGCGATGCACGACACCGGCCAATCCCCTGTAGCCTTCGATCTTGCGGGCATACGGCTGCGTATTGATGAACACATATTCCTCGGCCGGCGGCGCGACGTTCGGGTTCTCGGTATCGACTCCGTCCGCGAACAGGTCGTGCGACTTGGCATAGCGTCCGGTCAGCACCGGCGAGTGCATCTGCAACTGCGTACTGATCCAGGCCAACGCCTCGTTGACCAATTGGAACTCGACGCGGATGGTGCCGTTCGGCTTGACGCTGGCGAGCGGCGCGCCTTCGCGCCCATCGACATAAACCTTGTATGGCGGAACAGCGCCGAGCGCCTGCTTGTTCTGCTGCTTCGCCTCCTCGATTTTTTCATCGGCGAATGCTGCCAGCAATGCAGACTGCGCCTTGTCTCCAATGCCCTGCTTGAACATGATGTCGAGATCGCGCCGGATCGGCGTGATGCGGACACTCAGCGCCATCAGGCGCGCACCGTCAGCTCGTAGGCGATCGTCACCGCATCGACGCGGCGCACTTTCACCTCATGCACCGTGTGCTCGATACCGGCCTGGTCGATCAGGTAGTCGCCGACCAGAACATCATATGCCAGCCCGGCGTCGAACAGCGCCTGCGCATAGATGATCGCCTTTCGATCCTGCTGCGCGATGCCGCCGGTCAGTTCCCGGCGTTCGCCGTCAAACACACGGCCGACCGTGCTGAACGTCTCGTCGACCCGGCTCGGCCCGATGCCGGTGATGCGGCGGATGCTGACCGGCTCGTGCAGGTTTTCCCGATAGAGCGCCTTGGCCCTGGCCGCCAGGTTCACCATGCCAGCACCCGGCGGTAGCCGTCGCGCTCGAGCCCGGCCATGATGTCTTCCGGCACGAGCACATCGGTCGCCGCGGTATCGACCCAGCGTTCGACAGTGATGACACCCGGTATCTCGACGCGCCGCTCGCTCGGATCGGCGCCCGCGCTGGAGTGATACAGCCCGACCAGGCGCGCGGCATAACCTTTGAGCCCAGCCGGGATCGTGTCATAGCCGGCGTCGTACTCGACGATCACCCGGCCGGTCGGCCAGCAAAGCGTCCCGTTGCCCGAGACACGCAATAGCGCCGAACCGGGAATATCGAGCGCCCAGTCGTCGACCGTCAGCGCGGTCGTGTCCGTGGTGACCGACAGCACCTCGAGCGCCGGCCAGCGCGCAAGCAGCAGCTTGTCGCCTTGGTAGCCGTTGCGGATGCTAAATCTCTGGATGAGCGTTTCGGCCTTGAGCGTGATCGGTGCTTCGCCACGCAGCGGCGCAAGGGTTGGATCGTAGCCGGCTTTGGCTATGCCGCATGCGCCGGCCAGCGCTTCGGCGACTTGCAGCCCGCGGATCGCCAGCGCGGTGTCCTGGCTGGTGTCATCCGGCTCGAGCCCGGCTGCGACGCGCAGTTCCTCCTCGCTGAGCAACTGCAGATCCTCGGCCGGTGCCGTCACAGTCAGCGACCAGAGGCCGCTCATCGCGTCACCAGCGGGATCGCGCGCTGCATGCCGTCGGTGAATTCGACGACTAGCGCGTCCTCGGTCTCATTTACGAACACATCGAGGATGCCGCGGCCTTCCGCACCCGCCGGGCCACGCTCGCCCTTGTCGCCCGGCTTGCCGCGCTGTCCGCGTATGGTGAGCTGTGCCCAGCCATCGCCCGGCAATGGTCCCGGCGCATCGCACATTGCCAGCCATGAGCCGCCATCATGCGTAACAACATCGCCGGCGACATAGGTTTGCGCCGGGTCATGATTGCGCCGGTGCTGCCACTGCCTGGCATCGACGCCAGCCGGTCCTGGCTCACCTCGTTCGCCGCGTTCCCCCGGCTCGCCGCGCTCGCCCGGTATCCCTTGCGGACCCGGCGGGCCTGTCTCGCCGGCCGGTCCCGGCAGGCCATCGACACCGTTGCGCAAATGCGCGGTCGCCGCAGCAACTTTCAGGTCGATGATAGTGCCGTATTCATCCATCCGCTCGCGCAGGCGCGCCATGTCCGCGGCCAATTCGCGATCGGCAGCAACGCGCGCCTTTTCCTCGTTGATCACCACATCGGCAACAGCGCGCATCAGCGCACGGTCAGGCTGCGCGGGCATGGCTCATCTCGCGTTGCAGATGGATCGTGGCAATCGCTGCCCGCTCGTCGTCGTCGAGTTCGGGCTCGTCCTCGTCCGAGTCCTCCGCCGGCACCGGAGATACGGGGGAGGCCGGCGTCGGCGGAGGTGCAGGAGGTGTCGTTGCGAACGACAGCGGCACGACCTGTTGCTGTACGCGCGGTTCGTCGCCATCTTCGACCGCGCGGTAACCCTCGAGCGCGCGCGCCTCGTTCGGCGCAAGAATGCCGCCCTGCACTGCTTTTGTCAGACCGTCCATCCGCTCGGTAAACATCGAGCGCAACAACACACGGGTGTCGAGTTCGGTCCATTCCTTGCCCGCCGGCACCCGGTCCAGGCCGATGAACTTGTCGAACGCCTGTTCGATATGCGTGATGATGAAACCAAGACCGGACGCGAGCCATTCGGTCATCAGCGCCTCGGCGCTTTTCTGCGTCGCCGTATCGGTAATGCCGAGCAGGATCGCCGGCACGCCAAACACCGCCGCGATCGTGCGGTCGTTCAGCTTGAGCTGATCGACGATCTGTGCGTCCTCGTTCGAGATCGAGATCGGCTGGAACTTCATTCCGTGCGTCAGGATCGGCGTGCCCCCGGCATTGAGCCCCTTGGCCTGTTCCTCCCAGCGTGCGCGCAGTTCGTCGCGATCTTCCTTCTTAATCGCCAGATCGGTAGTGATCACACCGGACGGGCGGGACATGTTGCTGGAAAACCGCGCCGCCGAGCTGTGGATCGCGGTGCGCGTCGCAAGCTCGGGCGCGAGCGCCGACAGCCAGGTCTCGCCGATCAGCGGATTGCGCCGCGTGTCGAGCTTGACGTGCAGCACATCGCGCGCCGGCACGACCAACGAACTGCCGGCGAGACTCGGCGTGTTGATCAATGGATTGTCGCCAATCTCATAAAAGATTTCGGCGAATACCTGGCCCTGCACCTTCACCTCGCGCACGCGGCACGAGCGCGGATCGGTCCAGTGCAGCGCCTCGACCTCTTGGCGATCGTTGCGCTGCGCGATCCAGTAGCTGTTGCCGGTGTAGAGCAGCGAGCGGATCAGATGCACGAGGAAATCACTTGGCGTGCTGTAGCCGTTCGGCGCGCGCAGCAACCGCGACAGCGCCGATGTCGTCACCGTTTCGGTGCCGCCGTTGGCAAGCTCGCGGCGGTGATAGCCGGGCAACTGCGCAATGGCGCGGATATACGCCCACACGCACGCCTCGACCGTCGAGCAGCCCGGCCCCGGCACGGGATCGATGTCGCATTGCCAGAAATTCCACGGTGCGCCGGCCGGCAGATAGCCGCCGCTCACCGTGTACGGGCCAGGGTGCCAATTGCCCTCGCCCGCCGGGTTGGCTTTCTGGCGCGGCGTTACCCACCGCGCCAGGCTGTCGAGCATGCCCATCGATCAGCGTTTCCGCGATGACTTGTCGTCATCATCCGGCCGCTTGCCGGCTTCGCGTGTGGAATATCTGCCGGCCGTTTCGTCCGGCTTCATGTCGCGCCGCTGCTGTCCTGTTCGCGTATCGGTCGCCGTCAGGGGATCGGGCGGCGGTTCGGTCGGAGGCACCTGCTGCGCCGTGTCCCACTGCAACTGTGCCCAGGTCGTGGCGGCTTCCATCGCATGCAATCGCTCCTCCTCTGTCAGCGGCGGATGCGGTTCGTGATCCGGATCGTGTGTCTCAAACGGATCGACCGCCCAATGGTCATTGATCGCCGTCTGGGCATCGGCCGCCGAGACCGTCAACCGATGGTCACGATACGGCCCGAGCAGCACTTGAATTTGTTTGGTTTCGTCAGCCATTGATCTCAACTCCTCTGCTTAAGGCGCCAGAACGCATTGAAAGTTGCGGGCCTGCGCTTGCGGGACCGGCGTTGCGGCCGAACCAGACCTGAACTTGAAGAAGACCGCCTGCCACAAAGCGGCGTTGGTTATGATCGTGGTATTCGGCACAACCGTTACCACCACGGGCGTCCCGTTCGGCCAGTAGAGATCCTTGAACGTGACGCCATCCGGCGAGACCTGGAAACTCAGCCATGCCGATGTCCACGCGGGTGGCATCAAGATCCGCTTGATACCCGCGCCCACAGCGGAAACGTCGATCACGGTCGACAGGCTTTGACCGGCTGCGATCGTCGGCCCGTTGACGAGATTGACTGCCGCCATGGCTGGCTCCCTGTTGCCGGTGCTACCAGATGACCGACGCGATGGTCTGCACCATGCTCGCCCGCCGCATGACCCATGACACGTAGAGGCTCATGCGAATGGCAACCGCGTCGGTCTGGAACAAACTCCGCATCGGCACCGCGAGCACACCCGAGCCCTGCGTACCGGTCCCGAGCGCGAGCGGCGTGGTGTCTTCCTCGTGCAGTGTTGCCTCGGTCGACACCGCAAACCGCGGCACGTCGCCGAGCGCAGTGGCAAAGTCAGCCGCATCCACCGCGATCACCCGCCCGGCCGTCACCGTGTTGCTGACGATGAACCGCACGCCGAATTTGCTCGCTGCCTGTTCTACGCTGCTGAACAGGAAGTCGCCGGTCGTGGTCTGCGCAAATCCGAGCGCGAGCGCCTGCGCCGGATTCATGATGATCGCGATCGGCCCGCGTCCGCCGCCGCCGGCAGCAGTGATCGCCGCAACAAGTGCCTTGAGATCCGCCACCATAGCCGCGGTTGACGGAGTTGCCGCCGAGGCGGTGATCGGCGTTACGCCGTTGAGCAGACCCGCCGGACGCACGCCCGCCGATGCCGCCACGTTGTCGATCAGGTAGGTGTCGAGCGCAATGCCGGTGTCGTCCGACATCGCCTGGCGGATAATGGCCTCGATCGACGGCATTCCATAGGTAGCCATCTCTTCACTAAATGTGGAGATCACCGAAAGCTTCGTGGGTGTCAGGCTCACGGTGCTGAACGATGCCCGCTTGACCGGCTTTGCTCCGCCTTCCGCAGTCCACGCGCCCGCAAGCGTCGGCGTTGCCGCCCGCACCGGGATTTTCAGCACGCCGTTATTGCCGAAGGTGTAGCTGGCACCAAGCGCTTTGAGTTGCGGGAAAATGAAGTTCGGGATCAGCCGGTCGAGATAGTCGACGTTGCTTGTCTGCACCAGTTCGGCCGCCCAGGTCGCGACTGTCGTCATCGCGGGATTGACCGCGGCGCGCAGCACGACGTTGGTCATTTCGTCGGCGCCGTAGCTATCGCGCAGGACCTTGTCGATCGGATCTTTCGTGACATGCGCCTTCGTCCAGGCCGCGAGCGCGCGCGCGAGGTGGTCGCCCGGCTCGAGCTTCTTCTTCGGAATGGCAAACAGCTTGCGCCCATCGCCGCTGGGCATCGTCGGCGTGTTGCTGGTCGTCGGCAGAATGATTTCCTGCTCGCGCCGTTCCGGCTGAACCGTGATCGCCGTCGGTGTGTCGTCGACCAGCGAGCGCTCGACGCGCCGATGTGCTTCAAGCTCGCGCCGCGCTTCCTCGATCTGTGCGGGCAGGTCTTCCTGGTAGCTCTTGGTTTCGTCGGCATCCAGATCATCCCTGGCCGCCAGTTCGTTCAGCCTGTCGCGCAGGATGCTGATGTTCTGCTGCGCGGCCTGGATCTTCTGGGCAATCGTCTGGGTTTGCATTTTCGTCGATCTCGTTTCCGAGAGGGATCCCCCGCCTTCGCGGAGGACATGTTTGCCTGGCTTGGCATGATCCGCACGCAGCTCATCGAAGCGTCTTGCTGTCTTGCAGAAGACTTCGGCGAGGACATCGCGCGGGAGATCCTTGGCGAGCGCCAAGGCATTCGGATTCGCCGGCACTGAAACCAGCGAGCATTCGAGCAACTGCTGTTTGGTGAACCGGAACGGACCGTGGTGCTTGTCCGCATCTTTGGTCAGCGGCTCGCGTGCGACCGGCTGGAAACCAACCGACACCGTCCGCAGCACGCCCTCGCGCACCAGATCGCGGATGTATTGGCCCATCGGCCACTTGTCGGATTTCGCCCAGACAATCTTGCCGATCAGCTTGCCGTCCTTGACGCGGATATTGGTCCAGCGCCCGACGATCTGATCGCGGTTGTGGTTGAACAGCACGGGCGGATCGCTCTTGATCTGGTCGAGCTGCCACCCGCCCGGCTCGATCACGTCGCCCATGCGATCGAGCGATCCATCGGACAACACGAATTCGTCCGGCTCGCCACCCGGAGGCGGCGCCGCGCGCTGCTGATAGAGCATGATGCTGTTCCGTAGTCCCTAGAAAAACCACATGGCGGTCATCGCGACAAAGACGAACATCAGGCCGCCCGTCACCGCACCAAGCCAGCCAGAGGTCCAGCCGTAGTAGCCGGTGCAAATGACAAACAGCGCCGCGGTCAGAACATCGATGCGGCGGATAACGAAAGGGCGACGCCGGAAGACCGGAACGTCGCCCCAGAAGAAGAGCCGCCGAGACAGCCGTCTCAGACGCGACGGTTGCGCCGCCACCGGCCCAGTCCGAGCAATGCAAAACACCCGGCGATCAGGCCGGGAATGCCAGCGCCAACTATTGGCCCCGGAACGGCCTGCGGAACGATGAAGAAGCTGTCGGGACCGTCGTTCTGGCCAGAGATGCGGGCATAGAAGACCAGTTGGTCGCCCAGATTGATATCACCCCGGTTGAGGTCGAAGCCGGACAGCGTGTAGTCGGGAAAGCCGGTCCCGTTGTTCTGTGACGGGATCAATGCTCCACCCGGCTGCAGCAGCGAGTACTGCGCCAGCACGGTGTGCTGCGTCAGGTTCAGAAGAGCGAAGGCTTCAAGCGTCTGCGCCACACCCGTGTCGTTGACGTCGATGCCGATGGCGAACGTCGAATCGAGATTGCCGCCTGCAGCCAGGAATGCCCGCAGGAACTCCCCGCTGTAAGGCAAACCTACGGTATCGACGCCGGGATTGCCGCCGCCCACCACGTTAGTCGAAAAGTAAATGATGTCAGAGATATTTCCGCCGGTTTGGTAGTCGGTGTAGCCGAAGTCCAGCGGTTGCTGCGGCTGGTTCGCGCCGCAGATGATACACGGGAAGTTGCGCGGCTGGTTGCCGGTCGGCACCGTCGCATCAAGCGACAGAGCAGTCCCGGTATTGGTCCAAGTCTGACCACCGAGAACGACTTGAGCATAGGCAGGAGCTGACAGCGCACCAAGCATGGCCGCCGCCAGCAATAGCTTCTTCATGGGATCGTTCTCCTCTGGGTTTATCCAATCAACGCCGCTATTTCGTATTCCGGTTGCGCCGTCGTGACCTTGAGCGCGCCGAGCCCGGGCGGGAGGGATGCGACGGCCGACGAGATGGAGCGCGGCGGCGGCGGGAGGCGCGAGGGCGAGGTCGTCTGCAGGCCCAGCGACACGGTGCGCTCGATGAAGTTGCGGAGCTCGCGGACGTTGCCAGGCCACGC